TTCTCTTATCCATTTTAATCCAACAGGAGCACCAAGTTCAGTTTCAACTGCTTGCTCTGCTTGCAAAACAAGTTGCGCAAGTTTCTCTCTTGATAATGGCATAACTGAATTTGTCCAAATATCATCATCACCACATAATGAACTTCCTGTATCAACACAAGATAAATACATTCCATTAAACGACAAAGGATCGCCATTATAAAACTTATAATAATTATTTAAATTTGTTAGTGTTTTTGTATTTGCAATCATCCTATAATCCTATATTTTATTTGAACAATTCCTGAATTATTTTCAGAATAGATATTTAAATAATCATTAACCATTAGAACATAATTAAAATCTATATTTGTTACTTCATTTGTTGGAATTAAAGATAAGATATTATCTTCATTGACATTAATAACCAATACTTCATTTTTAATAGTATCAAATCTTATACTAATGCTTTCAATAAAACTATAGTATTCAAAATCAAGAAATATTTTTCCTTCTTTTTTACTTAAAATATTAGTAATAAATATCTGCTTACTTAACCACAAATCATCTTGTCTATAATATTCAATGCTTCTATCACTATGCCAAATATAGTGCCAATAATCACCTGAAAATTCTGTCAAACAAGGATATGCATCTGAATATCTTGGAAATAAACCATCAACGTATCCTTTAGTATTTCTATTCTTTTGTAACTTATTTACTTTTTCATTTAATTTAAGTAATGGGTGCATATAATTAAAATATCATAACTAGTAAGTTTTATCCAATGCTTGAAAATGGAACTTCAATTTCTTCTCCATTGTCAGTTACAGTTATTTTATATTCTGCAACTTCTACTTCTCTTTCAAATGAATTATGTTTTGCAATGAGAACATCGCCATAATGAAAATCTTTTCCAAATTCTGTTGGAGATTTAGAGATAATTTTACCACTAAATGTTTGAAAATTAGAATGTTTTGCTAATTCTAACCTACCAACATTTTTTAATTCATCTGTTTGATGAATGCCATTACCATCACCAATTCCTTCAGAAACAAATGCTTCAATTGGATAAAATGGATAATCAGGATGAATGTTGCTTACACTAGCCATATCTTTAAGTTCATTATCCCCATTTCCACCAACATAAACAATATTAGCTTCTTCAGTCCAGTCTTTTGTAATGTTAACATCTGTCATATTTTTAAACTGAGGACCAATTACTAGTCTATTAATTCCTGTTGTTTTCTTTATCCCTCTTTGACCTACCCATGTTTTAAAATTAAATTGCATAGCTGAATCTTTTGTTGCAGGAGTATAATCGATATCAAACCAAATACTTTCACCTTGTAAATTTGCTGTTTCTGCAATATCTTGCATTGCTTTTAAAACTGTTTCAAATTCAAATCTATGTGTTGAAGATAGTGTTGAAGCTGAAGCAGGAACAGGCAAATTGATAGGAAACGCACGATTTACCAAATCAGCAGCAAGTGTTCCATACTCTGTATATTGCCAGCTTTCAATTGCAGGTAATGCGGCAAATGCACCAGCAGGAGTAAAACCAGGAATACCAGAATTAGCAAATGTTGGTGATGTTGTTCCTGAACCAAAATTATACCATGCGATAAGAGCGATAATATCATCTAATTTTTCTAACATAATTGAAGGATAATTAGGTGAAATTACACCAGCCCAAGCAATTATTCTTCTGGTTAGAATCGTCATAGTGTCGTAAAAAGTCAAAGTAATACTTTCTTCATTTTGACTTTCAATATTCAATTCAGCCTTACGAAGGAACCAACAAGTATTAGCTTGTAATTCATTTTTACCAGTATAAGGATTGATTTTATAAATTTCTAAAATACAATCCCTATCGAATGCATTAAAATCGTAGGCTTGACCAGGAAATTCAACAATTGCAATCCCTTCATCATTCTTTTTTCTACCGAATTGTAATGATTCAACATTATCAAGCGTAAAAAGATATTGACCTATTTGATTATTAAATCTTAATTCATAAGAACTCAACATTAAATTTTTCTACCTACTCTCATCATATCGAAATTGTGTGCAACTCTTGTTGATTTTTCTGGTGTAGTGTTGACATGCATTTCATAATGATAAACATTACTATTAGATACCATCGATCTTCTACTATCAGTCATATTACTAATATTTTGCATTTGCATACTTTGCATTTTCATCATTTCATAAGTATTTAGTACACCACCAACATTATGACGATATGAGCCATTACCTGAATTAGCAAGATTTATACTTTGTGTTAGTGATGGCAAGCTTGTCAATAAGTTTCTATATTGTAATTCTACTGGTTGTTTTGCAACATTCATTGAATAATCAAAGTTTTTGCCACTTGGTAAAACATCAAGCAATGATCCAGCAGCAGAAGATAATCTACCTTTACCATCAGATAAAGCGGTAATAATGCCGTCAATATATGGAACACCAACACCTTCATATGTTACTCCACTTGGAGAATTAATGTCAAGTGCTGTTTTTGCTGTTGTTACACTTGTATCAAGTAATGAAGTAATTGTTGTATTTAAAGCTGTCTGTTGAGAATTAATGCCATCTTGGATACCTTGTGTGAACATGGAACCAACATTATCTCTTGCAACAGTGTAAACTTCACTTACAACCGTTCTTGCTGAAGTTAACAAATCTCTAATACCATCAATCATACCAAGAGAGATACCACTTGTAATATTTCTACCAACATAATTTCTGAATAATGTTGATGGAGATTCAATACCAGCAGCTTGCTCAACGGCTTGTTGTGCTTCTTCAATTAACTTCTGTGCAGCTTCCCGTAAGATAGTTAACACGTCAGGTGCGATCATGCCTTCGGCAACACCCTTAGTAATTTCCTTACCGATCTTTATACCTGAGTCTTTTGCTTTCTTAAATGTTTCGGTTGATTCAATTCCATCTTCACCGAATAAATTATTAATTGCACCAACTACAGAAGCAATATTTTCTTCAACTCCTTCAATTATGCCTTTCATAATTGCTTCGCCAAGTGCTTTACCAGCAGTCTTAAATGATGAAGTTAAACCTGTAATTTTTGTTCTTAAATTACCTAAAGCTGTTATTACAGATGTATTTAATTCTTCAATTACACGTAAAAATTCTCCTGCAAATTCTTCAGCTAAGTCTAATATTGTATCGAATAAATCAACAAATGATTCTTCAAAGTTTTCAGCAAAAGTTGGAATTGAATCATTGTTGATTGTGTTGAATGTTTCATCATGAACTTTTAAAATATTATCAAGCGATGTTTTTGTGATACTTACAGTTGTTTCATTGAAAGAAAATAATGATTTAGCAATATCAATTGTTGCAGCATTCTTATTCAATGAGGCAGAAACAGTGCTGAACATTGCTTCAACTAAAACTTCAAGCGCAGCAATAATTGAAGTCTTATCTTCAAGACCAGCAGCAATACCAAGTACAAATGGAACACCAATTTCGTCCCTTGCTTCAGTTGAAGGAGACTCAATACCAAGATCAGATGCTATTTCAGTAAGTAAATTAGTTGCTAATCCTCTTGTCGCTCTATCGAGCGTCCCTGTTGTATCATTTAAACCTTCTGCTAAACCAGCGGGAACTTCTAGCCCAAATTTTGTTGCTGTCGCAGCTATATCAGCAGCAGTAAATCCACCTTCTATTAAATCTCTGTTAATATTCGCAAAATTTGTAACTCCTAAATTTGTGTTTTCTTTGTATGAAGTTGTGAAAGCATCAATTAATCTTTTAGATTGTTCTGCCAAATTAGCATCATTAATAACCAAATCAATTTTTGAATCAAGTGGTAAAGTTGAGAGAGTACCAGAAAGGTCTTTTTTAATATTTTCTCTTAATGCTTCTTGTCCTGTAATTTCAGCCCCACCAATGTTAAACCCAGGGATGATATTCAATCCTTTAATACCATTTACAAGTGCATCAGCTTTTTGTTGTAGATCAGCAAATGTATCTGTAATAGGACTGAAGATTGAAGCAAATCCGCTTAAGTCGATATCTAGTAAACCTGTAATTGCGTCCTTAATTGCTGTAAAGGCTTTGCTTACTCCTTCGGTAGGAGCTAATAAGTCTTTAATCGGTTGAATAAAGGTTGTAAATGGATTGGTAAATGCTTGTAATAATGTTGTATAGATATCACCCAAAAGACCCTTGAATGCTTCCAGTAATGTATTAAGTGATGCTTCGCCAGTAAATAATCCAATAATATTCCGTAAAATAAGTTCAAAGGAATCTGGTAAAGGCAAAACATTGATAAATTCGCTTAGGATACTTAGAAGGTCATCAACAGTTTTGCTAAGTGAAGCATCACCATTGAAAAATCCTGCTAATGTATCAAACGCAGCAGTAAAAAGTGTTGATAATGCTTTAACATCAACAAACTTATTAAGAATAGTTAATAACCCATCAAACTTAAGTTGAAGATTATCTAATTCTTCTGTATCAATTGTTACTAGATCAGCAAGATTTAATGCAAAACCTTCTGTAGCACCTTCACCAAAAATAAAATCTAAGTTTGGTAAGTAAGAACTTATTTTATCGGCAAGTGCTTGCTCTTGTTCTGGTGTTACAATGATTGCATCAGCTATATTAAACGCAACGTCTGTAATACTTGTAAATACAGATGTAAGCATTGTCTTAGCTTTAGTTGCTAATGCTGTTTTAATCTCTTCAGTATCAATTCCAAGAGTACCCATTATTGCAGAACCAACAGCGGATAAATCGATTAAACCTAATCCTCCGATTAAACCTTCTTTAGTTAATGCTAATTTAGGAATAAGACCAGCAGCAAATCCTTCAAAGAATTTACCAACAAATAAAATTCCTTGATTTAATACGTCACTATTGACAAAGAAATCAGCAATAGATTTAGTTATACCATTCTTAATTTCATTGAATTTTGTTATAATACCTGATTTAATATTGCCAAATACTTCTGAAATACTTCCACCAGCATCAGTAAATGATTTAACCATCGAGATTAAAACAAGACCCAAATTTCTAACAGTGTTTATAATAAATTTAATAACACCTTGCAAACTACCAAGAACTTTTTGGAACAATGATGCGCTTATTGATGAACCAGTAAATAGACTAGCAATAAGTGTAAAGACTAATTTACCTTTGTTAAATGCTGCAACTAATAAACTCCAACCTTTTCCTAGAATGCCTAAAATTCCATTAAAGGCAAAAAATTGTACAACAGTATCAGCAACAAATTGAATCAATGTTCCAAGAGGACCAGAAGTATCAATTCCAAAAAATTCAAGCAATGCCTTAACTGCATCTGCAATTACATCAGCAATATTACCGAAAACACCATCAAATATTTGAACTAATCCTTCAAATACTTTTCCAAATCCACCAAGAATATCGCCTTGAATGAATAAATCAAATGCTTCAAATAATGTACCAACACCAGCGCCAACTTCAATTACTAAATCACCAATGTTTTTCATCAAACCAATCAAGGCAACGTCAATAATTACAGCAGCAACAGCAGCGATTGCACCAGCAACAATGCCCAATAATTTACCAATATTGGTTAAACCTTCAATGAAAGCAGGGCTTGTTACTTCAGTAATAAATTCATTAAATGCTTCTCTATTTTCATTTAAAATATTAGAAAGAATGCCACCTTCTTCACCAGTGAATGCATTCTTTACAGTGTTGAATCCATCAATTAATGGTTGAAATACTGCTCCAATATTACTAAAGGCATTTCCTATATTTGTAATTGCAGTTTGAATACCAGTAGCAACTTCACCTAATGTTGTTGAAAGATCAAATTTTTCTTTTAATACTGGAATAATATTTCCAACAACTTCATTAATATTACTTTCAAAGGTTACAGCTAATGCATTGTTAGTAAAGAAGTCATCGATTGCTGCTTTTACATCAATTGTACTAATTGTTGCAAATGCTTCTGAGATTTTTGTATAAAGTAAAGTAGCAAAGGAAGTATAAAAGGCAAGCAAAACGGCTGATATTTTACCTAAAAATGTTCCATTTTCATTGAAAGCATTTGTTATTGGAGTAATGAAACTATCAAGAATTGATGTTTGAACATTTGTTGATGCTGTTGTTAATTGACTTTCGTTTTCGCCAAATGAACCAAAGATACCACTTATCAATCCAGTTAGTGTTGTCCAACCAGTAGAGAATAATGTTTGAATATTTGTTGAAAATAATAAGAAACCATTCTGAAAATTAGTTACAAGGTTGGTAAAGAAAGTTGATATACTTGCGCCAAGTGTTGTTGCGAAAGCACCAATATTTGTACCAAGTGTTGTAATAGCACTTTCAAAGGTGCTAAAATCTAAAGTCCCTCCTTCGCCAGAACTTGCACCCAGACTAATAGAATCTTTAAGTAATGTGAATTTTTCTCTAATCGTATCGACTAAGCCAGTAATACTACCAGATTTTACAGCAAAGAAAGCAAAAGCAGCACCAAGACCAATTACACCAGCAGCAATTGCTACTAGTGGATTAGATAATAAAGCTAATGCGCTACCAATAGCAGCAATACCACCAACAATTTTAATACCAGCAAAGACAACACCTAATGCAGCAAGTGAAGCTTTAACGATATCATTTTTGAAAATCCATTGGTCTAAATACCCTTTCACTGTATCAACAGCAAATTTAATATTATCTTTAATTGCAGTAAATTGATTAGAAATATTTGTTTGCATTTCCTCAATTTTTTTATTTACATTTTTAACAGTGTCGCCAATATTTGTTTCGGCAGTACTTAATCCATTTGTTACGTTCGCAAATAAACCACCTGGACCAACACCTTCACCAGATTCTTTTGCTAATTGTTTTTCTAATTCAGTTACTTTCTTTAATATTTGATAATATTCTGCGCTACCTTTTTCTACTTTGTCTAATTCTGCTCTCCAAATAGCTAACTTACCAGCGGTATCAGCGATTGAAAGTTCATAATCCCTTTGGGCTTTTTCTACTTTTTCTTGTTCAGTTAATAACTTATTATTAGCAGCAGTTTCTTTCTTTGCAGCCGCTTCACGCTCTCTACCTAATTGCTCTTCAAGTTTGTCGATTTGAGTAAGAATTTTATAATATTCAACGCTACCTTCTTCAACTTTCGTTAATTCATCTCGAAGAATAGCAATTTTACCAGCAGTATCAGTTGCTTCAAGTTTATATTTTAATTGAGCTTCAGTTAATCTTTCTTGAGCTTTTGCAGCCTTATCTGTAGCTGATGATAAGGCATCTTGCGCACCACCAGCGATTTGTGTTCCAGATTGATCAAATTGATCAGCAAGATTTAATTGTTCCTTTTGAAGGTCTAAAGCTTCTTTTGCTGTTCCTGTGTTTCTTTCTTGTGCATTCTTTTCAGCTTCAAGTTGCTTTAATCTTGATTCAGCTTGTAGCTTTTGAATTTGTGTCTGAATTCTTGTTCGTTCGTTTTCACTTAATAAATTATTAGATAAAGCATTAGTTAAGCTTTCAATTTTAGCAGTGTTAGTTTCAATACCAGAAGTTCTTTCAATATTATCAAGTGTTCCTTGAACTTCTTGTAGTTGTTCATCGTATCGTCTTGTAACATCATTTAAAATAGCTTGTTCTTTAGCTAATTGAACATATTTTTCTGCTAAAACAGCAACTTCAGTTCCAGCCTCACCAGCTAAGAAATGAATTTGGTCTAATGTTCCTTGCCCAAAGTCGCCACCAGCATTAACATTTGCCAAACCACTAGCAAATTGTTCAACAATTTTTTCAGTATCAACACCTTCAACATCAAGATTCTTTAATAAGTCTTGTACCGTGTTACCAAAATCACCGATGGTATCAAAATCAGCTTTTGTAAAACCTTGTAAAAATTCACCAGCAGCATCAGTACCCCATTGATCAATATCTGGCAAAATTCTTGGTGGTGAACCAGGAGCTAACCAGTAACTAATTTCATTGCCAATTGCGCTTAAAGCATCAGCAACAACACTAACAGCAGCAATAATACCATCAGCAAATGATTCAACCAATCCATAGCCATAATCTGTAACATCGACAAAAATATTGCCAATATAATCAACAATTCCATCACCAAATTCTCTAATAGCTGAATCAGCATCAGAGGCAAAATTAAGAATTGCGTTTGCTGTATCAGTGAATATTGGAGCAATCTTACCTAAAGCAAGAAATGCAACAATAAATTCGCCACCTATAAAGGTAGCAACACCACTTAAAGCAAGCAATATACCAGAAGCAACACCACCTATAGTTTGACCAATGTTAACAAATGTATTTTGAATGAAATAGCCTAAAGTATTTAAAACAGCCTGAATTTTTTCTTTAGCTGTAGTTGTTGTATCAGCTAATGCAAGTAAAACTTCTCCAATTGCTTGCACAGTGATAAATACTTGAGTACCAATACCAACCATTAAGCTTGAAACTGATTTAAATACACCAGTTAGAACAATGACTAAGCTTCCAACCGCATTGGCAAATGTTCCACCAATTAATGTTACAGCGGCAGCGCCGATTGCACTGAAACCTTCTCCTAATGAAGAAGTAAATGTATTAACAAAGTTGTTAACAAACTCTAAAGCCGCTAACGCACCCCATGAGTCAAGGTTTGGTGCAATTTTAGGAGGTGAGCCAGGAGCTAACCAGAAGGTTAAAATTCCGCCAACAGCTTCTAGTGCTTTCCCAATTAAACCGACTGTTCCAGCAATACCATCAGCAAAAGAGCCAACAATGTTTGCTCCCCAATCAACAAATTCTCCTAATAATGTTCTAAATCCTGAACCAATTGTTGAAGCAACACCACCTATAGTTGCAGGTAATTCAAGTACATAATTGATGAATGTTGATAAAGCATTGATTGAATTAAAGACTTCAGTAGCAATAACTCTTAAAACAGTAGGCAATGCATCAAATCCACTAGTACTTGCTTGCCCTGTTTCTAATAAAGTAGAAAATGCAGTAGACAAGCCTTGCCCAAGTCTGGTTACAGTTGAAATAGTGTTAAGAATGATTGAGCCTAAGCCTTGCAATGTTGATGTTAAGCCATCAAATGCAGTTGTTCCAACCTCACCAGTTTTAAAAAATGTATCTAGTGATGTAGATAATGCTGTAACAAATTCGCTTATTTGCCCAAATGAAGCGAATACATCATTAATAGCTCTAAAAATTATATCGCTATTTTGAGTAACAGCTAAGCCTAGTGCGACAAGAACACCAATAACAATGCTAATAGGATTAATGAATAAAAAGAATGTTGCAGTTGCAGCAACCATTACAGTATTAAGAATACCCAAACCAAGCACAACAGAACCAACAATTGCTACAAACTTAGCAATATTTGTGACTGTTGCGATAACTGGTGCTGGAATTTCACGAACAATGTTAACGAATGCTCTAATAAATGTTACAGCTTTTTGAAATGCAATATTAACATCAACAGCAATAGCTTGACCAAATCTTTTTGCGTTAGCAATTGTAGCTTCAAGATTTTCAATTGCAAGCATATCGGCAAGTGAAAAATCACCTTCATTTTTAGCGAATAAAACAGCTTCAAAAATAGGTGTAAAAAATTCTCTTAATGATGTTGCTCTTAAATCTTGCGCAGTTGATAATAAACCTGATAATGAACGTGTTGAAGCAGCAGCAGCGCCCTTGAAATCTTTACCAAATGATTCAACAATTGCGTTAATTGCTCTATCAGCAGGAATAACACCATCAGAAATCATGTCTCTTAGACGTTCTGTTGTTACTCCAAACTCTTTTGCAAGCACCTCGAAAACGGGTACACCTCTTGAAGCAAGCTGTTTTAAGTCTTGTAAATTTGCTCTACCAACTTGTTGCATTTGCCCAAGTGGTTGAATAATGCCAGCAATTTCAAATCCAGACAAACCCAAACCAGCAGCAAGGTCAACAGTTGCATTAGTTAATTTTTCAGCTTCTTTAGCGCTAAAGCCATACACTTGCGCCATTCTGAAGCCTTCAGCAATGTCAGTTGTTGTAAAAGGAGAAGCAACAGCTAAAAGTTGAAACTGTTTAAGCAATCGGTCAGATTCACCACGCATTTGCTTTGCAGCTTCGAGTGTGTCTTTAAACATGCCAGGGTTTAATTGAACCTGTTCACGTCCAAGCAAAACTGAAATTGAAATTTGTAATCTTTGAAATTCAGCAGCAGCATTAAAAGCTTGTCCAACTAAACCAATTAAAGCGTTAGAAAAGAATGTCAGTCCAGAAGAAGCAGCCCGACTTAAAGTGTCAAGTGTTTTAAATGCAATATGCATACTAACAAGGCGTGAAACAGCAGTTGTTACGCCTTTAGCAACTAATGCGCCAGCGAATAACTGTAAGCCACCGACAGCTATTCTTGCGAATCTATTAGTATTTTGAACCTGACCATTATAATTTTGTAACTGTTGTGCGCTTTCAGAAGTTGCTTGTCCTGCTCCCCTAAATGCTGTTGCAACATTCTTTTGGACATCAACAGTATCTTTTAATCCTCTTGCAGAATCAGTTGCAGCCTTACCTATTGGTGAAATAACGCCAACTAAACGTCCAAATCCACTTGCAACATTGCCGATAATACCGACAATTGAAGATAAAAGACTATACAAGGCTTTGAATGGGAAAAGTAAAGCATTTAAACCTGTTTCCATTAAACGCAAATCTTTTGTTATATCTCTAACAAAAGTGCCAACGGATCTTAAAACATTGAATGGAGCATTTAAAACTGTTCCTAAAATTTTAAATGCGTTTGATACACCAGATACACCAAGTTCAATTGTCTTTAATGGTAATGTAACGAATACTGCTCTTAATGAAACAAAACCAGCTTGCACAATTTTAAATGGCAAAGCGAGAAATGCAAGGGCAAGATTTCTAAATGCTGTTACAAGAGGACCGCCTACTGTAGAAGCAATACTTTTAATAACACTAACTAATGGTCCAACTAATGCTGAAATTAAGTTTTTAATTCCTGGTAAGATATTAATAATCGACGCAGCTAATTGAATATAAGATGCTTTAAGTTGATTATTTGCAGCTTGATCTTGCCCTTTAGCTTTTGCAGCTTGAACAAAAGCTTTACCAGCTTGTGAATTAACAATTGAAACAGCCTTAGCAACTTCTGCAAGTTCTTTTAAAGCAGGAATAGATGCAGCAATTTTCTTACTTAAAGCTTCTAGTCCTGTTGTATTAAGAGATGTAATTGCTGTATTAATTAAAGCGATTGTAGCAGGGAAATCTTTAAAACCCTTCTTTCTACCAAGCGTTTCAAATGCTTCTCCTAATTCTTTAATCGCAGTTGTTGCAGGAACAATTGCAGTGGAAATATTACCACCGATAGCAGGGTCTTTAAATGCGTTAATTAATTTATGAAAAGAATCAATTGTAAGCTGAATATTTTTATCAATATCAGCGAATACATTGACACCTTTTGCACCAGCACCATAAGAACGAATGGCAATGCCAAGATTTCTAAATGCTTCAGAAATACTATTTAACTGCGTAATAACTGTTGATACACCTGAACCTGATTTGCCAGTATTATTTAATGCTTGTATTTCTTTTATTAAAGAAGAAATTGTTGAAGTAACAGAACCCAAAACAGCAGGGATTTGTGCAATACCTGGTCCAGTTGAAAGCGAACGAACTGCTTTAAATAATGTATTAAAACCAGCAGCCAAAGGTGGTAAAACAGTTAATGCTTTTTGTGCTTCTGGACCACCCAAACGACCTAATGATAAAGTTAATGTTTCAAGATTTAATAATGTCTGCTTGTTAACTTCAATTTTACCAATTTTTTGGAAGGTTGTAACAAGTTTACCAACATCTTTAGCGATGGCGGCAAATCCAGTAAAGCTTTGTAGGCTTGTTGTTGAACTTGCAAAAGATTCAAGTAATTCTTTGATTTGCGTTCCAACTTTACCAAGATCAGGAAGGTCTTTTAGCTTCTTTGCTTGATCAACAAATGCTTTTAATCCATCTGCTTTAGACGCCAAAGTTTTACTTTGTGCGCCACCTTGAAAGGCTTTATTAATGGCAGAAATTTGTCCAGCATCAACACCTTTTACAGCATTACCTAAATTAGCATAAGCTTTCGCAACCTTCTCTAAACCAGCAGCACGATCTTCTAATGTACCTTTTCTAATTCCTGTCAAACCGCTTAGGTCAATTTTAAGATTGCCAAAATTAACGCCGCCAATTCTTTTCGCAACGTTTTCAACGGTTTCTGCTAAGTTATTAAAAACTTTATCAATATCTTTTGCTTGGTTCTTAAATGCTTCGTGGTTGTTAAGAACTAAGTTTAATCCATAGTCAAATGAAGCCATGTTGATCCTTTCAATGTATTAAATCAATATAGCATAATTTTATATTAAAAAACAATCTTAAACGTTTGACATTATTGGTTTTATCTGTTATAATTTGGCAGATAAATATAATCGAATTGTGGAACTCATTCGATTGCGATAAACATGTTTATAAAGATCATTAATTTGTTCGAGAAAATTTCTTGCGTCAATACCTACTCTTGGTTCGTCAAGGAAGAATAATTTTTCTCTATCATAATCTACACTTGTTGTATGTAAAGAGTTAGGAAAGGTTTCATTATCAAATTCATCTGGTACACCGATCCAGTTTTCATCAGTACCTTCATCAAGCCATTGAAATAATTGCTTTGATGTTACAGGTGTATCAGCTAAATTAGTGCCAGCAATTACATCACTTGGCGCAATATTAGTAACATAATTACCTTTACTGTTTTCTGATATTAATGTGAAGGTAATTCTTGAATCAAATGGTTCAACAATTTCTACTAATTTATTGTAATGCGAAGTTTGCGCAATTTTTTCTTGTTGTTGTTCAAGAAGTCTTGCTAATGGTAATAATTTTGGTCTATTTTTTGGTATAATTGCTGTTGGTTTTGCCATAATTATATAATACAAAATTATCTATATAAAGGAAATTAAAATGTATCGGTACTTTAAATTAATTGAAAATAAAATCGTTAAATTAGATGAATACATAATAAAACTCCCTCAATCTGCATATTATCATAAAGAATGGGAATGGAAATACACATTCACGCAAATCTTTAATAATATCAAACAAGATATTAGATATAAATTATCATTATTACTATTGTACATTTGTAAAAGAATGAATATAATAGATTCACGATATTCAACAGAATATAAAACAAAAGAAATTAATAATACAAATTTGAATAGACATATAGACCAAGTGATTAAGGAGTTAAATTACACGAATTTATTATATAATAACAAATGCATGATTATTTTTGGAAGTGATATTGCAGGAGAAGTATTTAAATGGGTTAATTCATATGAAACAATGTATGAATTTAAATTTTCAGCAGATATTAACAATCAAAGATTAATTTTTTATCATAATATTCCTATTGTTTTTTACCCTCATATTTCAGGCTTACATATCTTACCTGATATGACAGGTAAATGGAATGAAAAGATTGAATTAGATTTTAATTATTCAACATATAGAACGTACAAAGCTGATTTTAGCAAGCAAAAATATAATGAATATTATGTAAGGCAATAAAAAAGCGCCCATTTGGGCGCTTTTATTATTACGTTCTACCTAACAAGTGCTTACTTAACAATCCCCAATCATCTTCATTAACGAACGCAATGTAGAATAGGAATAAGAAATTTTGATGCAATTCATCATCAAAGTTAACAAATGGATGTGCTGATGTGATAAGAGGGTTCATTTTCATTACATTCAACCATCTTTTATTTTCAGGCAACCCATCATAAATCTTAATACAATCTTCATTTAAACCATGAAGCAATAATGCTGCATTAAAATCATACAATTTCTTTGCAACTTTAAGCTGGTCGCCAGAAGATAGGTCATCTCTTACTCGACCATTTTTATCAACATTTAAATCATTAAATGAATTAATAACAATCCCTTGCCCAATATAAGATGGCAACATCTTAATAAATTGAACTCTAATCCCTGTTGATAAAACTTCAACATTATCTGGAACAACTTCATCTGCAACTTTTGCTTCTACTTCAACAACTTCTTCTTTAAATCTTTCTGCCATTTTTATTTCCTTTGTTTAGACTTTTTTTCTGCTTCAATTTGCATAGCATCTTCACTATGCGCTTTTCTAACACGATTTAAACGATATAAGCCCAATGTGATTGCTTTTTGCTCCAATGAGTATTCACAACTTAACCATTTTGACCATTCTAATCCTGTTTCGATGCAACATTCTAATTCATCTAATGGGTTGACAATTTGTAACCCATCAATTGAAATTGGATGAATTGTAATATCAACATCGACTGAATTTTTCATATTCACTGTATGAATGTCAAGCCCATTACGTGTTATTGCGATTGCATTAAATGTATCAAAAACTCTATGTTCGGTCAATAGAGCGTTTTGGGTCGTATTAATTTTATCAATATAACTGTCACCATAAAGATAAAATTTTAAAAATGCAATTTCCTCTTCCTTTGGAATTGTAAGAAGCGGATTTGATTGTAAGATGTTCTTTTCTCTTTGCCATTTTTTATTATTACTCATTAATCTTTTATCAAAAGTAACAGCATGTTTTAGTAATATTTCAAATGCTAAATTATTCTTGGTTAATTCATAAATGGCAATAGCATCATTATAAACAGGAGAAAAAGTATTTTCTTGTTCAAATCCATCATCTGTGGTGTAGATAGGAGGTAGATAGACTCTTAAGTTACTTTTATTTAATTCAGTAAAAATAAGAATGTTTGGAATTTGCTTGACAATTACAGGAATACCAGATTCTAACATTAATTCAATCATTACTTTATAATATCATACTATTATTTTATTGTCAATAAGGAAAATAAAAAAAGAGACTAAATTAATAATCTCTTTAGTGGTAATTTATGTTTAGTCATCAACTCTCGGCTACGTACATTACCAAAGCATACCTTTTAGTGGTTAATGATAAAACTATTATATCACAATATTTTTATTTGTCAAGTTGCAAATAAAACGAATCCTTCACCAATACAATTCCATAATAATTCTTTATTTAAGACATCTTCAACAGTTACATTGCTTTCCATTTTTCTGCCAGCAACAGAAATTTTATTATGATCGTTGCCACAAATAGTTAAAGTTGTAACAACATAATTACTAGTTAATGTTTTACTTAATCTTTGCCAACTTCTTCCACCGTCAACTGTTTGCCAGAAATAAACACCAGATGAAGTATGGGAAGTTGCGTATCCGATATCGTTATTGAAAAAGGTAAAATTAGTAATTGCCCCAAATATATTCTTCATCTTTGCCGCTTTACCATTGGTATAAACGAAACCACCGTTCTCACCATTTGACGCAACAAACGAACAATCACTTGTCATTGCAATTGCATTAACATTGCCACCATTTGTTAAATAAGCTACTTTAAATTCACCATCGATATTTCCTAAATATACTTTTCCATTTTCACTACCAATAACAAAATTATATCCATCTAAAGAAGAAATTGAAAAGAGATTATCGGAAATTAAAAGCAATGTATTTGTAAGTCTATAAATTAATCCATTGATAGAATAAAAAAGTTTTCCATTAGAACCAACATAAAAGATAGTTCCAAATGAAGTATGACTTTGATATAACTTAGAGCCATATAATAATGATTTTAATATAATAGATGTACTATTTTCTAAAATCTGAAATAAAGAAGTTTCATTAAATGTAGATAAATTTAAAGAATAATAATGTGTTGTGTTTTGTACTAAATTAGTATTAATTAATTGATCACAATTCAAATCTTCACAAATACTAATATCTTTTCTATTCCAAGTAACACCTTCATCAAGTGTATAGATTATTCTAACTAACCTACACTCTACTCCACATTCAACTAATTGAACAAAATATCTTCCTATTTGCCCTTCACATAAAGAGCATGTTGCATCATTACAGAAAGTAAAACCATCAATGATTGGACCAGCAGAAATCGCTGTGTGAGAAATTGGTTGTAAATTTGGCAGTGATATTTCTATCATCTCATCAAAAGTAAAACTTACGCTTTCTGTAACAACATCTCTATCAGCTTGTGCTGATGCCATTAGAGAATTAATTGAATAATCTGTAATAACAACATTTTTAAATATAATTGCTTTATCAAAAATAGAAAAATTGCTTGCGTTATCACATTCACCAATATGAACTTGCATATCAAATGAACAATTAGAATTATAATATTTTTTTAGTATGCTTGCTTCTGAAGTAAATTTAGTTGTTAATGAAGAAGAACCTTCTTGTTTTTCTCCTTCTGTAGTAGTTAAAATATCAAATTCATTATATCTATCAGAACTTGAGATATAATGCTTCTGTAAAGCAACTTTTGGAATAGAAACATCGCCAAGAGAAATACAAGAATGATAAGAATATTCCTTATTGCAATTGTTTGAATTTAAAGATTGAATAAACAATCTTGTTTTATCATTGATTACTATTTTATTATTTCTTAATTTACGCATGTTAGCAAGTATAATACCAAATAAAATCAGGAGAAAGACTATCACCACCACCAACATAATAAAGCAATGTACCGTTATTAAATGGACCATTTGCTGTAATCCACGTATTAACTTCTGATTCAGTTGGGTTATCAGGATCAACAAAAGCAATACCAGGGATTTCAAATTTTATATCACATCTATCTTTTGGTTCAATTAGAATAGTTTCACTATATGCTTTCACAGCACCATTAGAATCAGTCACAGTTAATGTAATAACATAAGAGCCATCAACAGTAAATGTAGCTGTAGTTGTAATAGCAGTTGGCGTTGCAAATACAACAGCAGCAGGACCACTACCAGACCATAAATAAGTTAAAGTTGTTCCAACTTGTGTACTTGTACTTGCATTACCATCAAATGATGCAGCCATTGCACTTTTTGTGAAAGTATAAATAGCTACTGGTAATGGTTGATGAGTTAGAAGAATCCATGCTGATTCAACACTATCCCATGCATACAGTTGATTTGTTGCTGTGTTATAGTAGAAATTAATTATTGTTGAATGATCAGGAGTAAAAGTAGGAGCAATTGAACCAGAGTAGCTATTACCACTAATCTGAAATACGCCTGGACTTGTAATTTCTACTGTTACACCATTTGCATCAGATAGTCTAACATCTGAAGTATGAGTAACATCAAATTCATCTGTGTAATCATCTGAGAATGAGAATACAAAGTCAGACACAAAGTCAATACCACCAGTAATAATATCAATTCCAATTGAACCGTCTGAGCTTGTTAAAGAAATTTCTTCATTGCAACAAACACTTAACGATTCTGTTAATGTTGCAAAATTAATACAACATGAGCCAGATTCAAACCAATGTGTTAAATTACATGGGTCTGTGCCTGTTAATATAAAAATATCACCATTCGCACCAACAAATATAGCACCAGGAGTTGCAAGAGATAAGCATTCTATGCTACAATCTGGTGTATTTAATGTGGCTGAATAAAAACTATTTGAGCAGCAATTAGCCATAATTTCACCTTTCTATCAATACAATTATATCTATAGTAAAATAAAAGAAGTTAATAATCAATTAATACAATTCAGTGAGGAAAATATGTATGCAATTTATAAAAAAGATAATAAGTTTTATATCATTAAAATAATGAGTGTTGTTGGCGAATTTGTTTATCTTAATATTCCTGGTTATGATACATTCTTAGATACTAGATCAGATATAATTTTAGGAAAGTATGGTGTATTTCAAACAATTATATTAGAAGAAGAAGTTGAAATATTTGAAACATACATTAGAGAATTTGAATATGAATACGTTTACAATAATTTTGAAGAAATATTCAAGATAACTTAATATTGAGATAAAACTTTATACATAGTATACTTTACTAGAAAGGAGTACTATGTATAAAATAATATTACCATTAGTTTTTGTAGTAATATTCTCATTAAGAGAACAAGCAGAATTGCTATGGGTGAACGATCCTGCTAACCAAAGAGAGTTGATGAATAAACATGCAGCTTTAATGAATGCTGCACAATGGAAAGCAGATTATATTGCAGCGACAGGTGATTTTGCTCATTGTACTAAAAATGGTGAATGTTCAAATAAAACAATAAAGAGATTTGGTTGTATAACTGGATATGATGAAAATAAGAATTTTGTGGAAAGTTTAGTTTGGGGAACAAATGTTCCTGATATTGCTTACGAGAATCTTCTAATGTCTTCAGACCATGTTCAACATTTACATGCAACAAATGAATTTTTCAGGTCGCAAACAGATTATGGTGTTGGTCATGCCGATTTAATATTTGTTTTTATTTCAGCAAAATGTGAATAAAATAAAAACACCCTCTTACGAGGGTGTTTTTTATGATTGGTTTTTGGCTTCATTCTAAATCACTTAGAAACCAATCAAATCTAGTTTTGTATTAAAACTTATTTAGAATGTAAAGCTATTATATCATAACTTTTTACTTTGTCAAGTCATCAATCAAGTGTTAGTACAATTGTAAAAACTTCTTGAGCAACAGGAGTATAAGCATTTCTTGCAACTAAAACACCATACAATGTACGTGAAGCAACTTTTGTTCTGAACTTAGGTTCAAAACTACCATTTGAAGCTTTACCATAATAAACCGCATTGCCACCAGCACCAGCAGTTGCGTCACCTACTCTTGGAGCAGCAGTAAAATCAATAATACCAACGAGGTTCAAAAGTTCTGCGTCAGTTGGTGTAAAAGCTGCGTTATCATTATCCATTGTTGGAGCAGTTTTAAACAGCCAAAGTTCAAATTGACCTTTTGTTGCCTGCGCTGCACTATCGATTAGCATAGCATCAATAATTGTATTACTACCATCGTTACTTCTAGAGGCATTAGCGAAGCTAATTGCAACAGGTGCTGTAGTACTATTAGCAACAACGTCACCAATAGCATAAGCATCTGTATCATTTGGACGTGTAAAAGTCCCTACAACTTGTCTTAAATTCATTTTTTAATCTCCTATACTAATAAAGGGGATTTCTCCCCTTACTTTTTATTACGCAGGTGTCCCAATTGCATGGAAACCAGCAGCACCATCAGCACCAAAAACAGTAATCTTATTCACATCGTAAGGACATGGAAGAATGACATTCAACGCAGATGAAGTTGGGAAAGCTTTCTTGCTATTTGGTTGTTTTAGCCAACTTGCGCCACCATCGATTGACTGATAGAATACATTATTCTTTGCCATCCAGAGAACATGAGTTGTTGACATTGCAAGATCAACAACAGGATTTGCGCCACCAGGAACAGCAACTAGTGTCCAACTTCCACCAGCGTTATCTGTTGTGTAGACATCACCATCAGCATAACCGATAAGCCATTTCTTTTCAGAAACAGGAAGAACAGCAGTCACAGTTACAGCAGCTTGTGCAGTTGGTCCAGTAACGGTTTCAAAATCTTCACCATTTGGTGTATAAAGAATTGCGTTGTTTGTTCCACCAATTAAAGCGATGTCTGTGTAAGGATTAAAAGCAACAACACCATAATCTTCAGTTGTAAAAGCGCCAGTGTAAGTGACATCAAATCCACTTGCAGGAGAACGTAGCACACCAACGAAGCCATTTGAGCCAACAACAAGACCATAAGCAAATCCATTTGCAAGGTCGGCAGGGACTTCAACACCAGCAGAAGCAGCAGTTGATGCAGGAGCGACTTGAGCTAAAGCATCCTCTTTTGTTGCACTGAAAATTGCGCTTGTTGCTGTATTATAGGTCCAAACATAATTATTCAAATACCCAAGACCAATTGTTGCAGTACCCCAAGCATCATTGTTTAATACCCAAGTTGTCCCGCCATTTTCCGATTGGATTAAATCACCATCAGCATCAATAGCAAACATAACTTCACAACCACTTGAAGCGTCATTACAACCGATACCGCAGTTTTGAACATCAGCATAAACAGCACCGATAATTGCAGATGCAAGTGCAACATTAACGGTATCAGTTTCTGCATACGCTAGAGGAAGAACTTCGTAATAATTACCTACTGAAATATCAGCAGTTTCATTAATTTCCGCTCTATCTCCTGAAGTTAATGCAACCAAAGGATCAGTACCATAAGAAGTAACAGAAACATTTTCAAAGATCATAACCTTATCAAAGCTGTTAAAATCTGTTGGTCTGGCACATAAACCAAAATGCAAGTGAAGGTCAAAAGCACAACCTTTTGTTGCAAGTTGTCTGAAAATTGAACGTTCGTTTCGACTTAAACGTGTTGTCAAAGTTGTCGTCAAACGACCAATTTCACCTGGAACACTATCAACTTCAATAAATTGTCCGTATCTGTAAGGATCAGGACATTCAATTCTAGTCACTTCACCGAAGTCTTGTGAAAGACCATCAACACCTGCGCATGGATAATATCTCCATACAGGTACAGCGTTTAGCACACCGCTTTCAAATAAAAACATACGTGCTAAATCATTTCTTGCTAAAGTACTAGCCATTTTTTAATCTCCTTAAAATTATTTAATACTTTCTAAATATTCTCGAACTGTTCGAGTAATTAACCGTTGAATATCAACTTTGGATTCACTTTGGTAATGTAGTAATAGAATTCCATAGTTTTTATTCAATAACTCAATAAACATTGGTATATTTTTAATAAATTTTATTTCTATACCAGCAGAAATATGATCAATATTACCGTCAGGAATAAAGACAACTTTTTCTGCATTATTATTTTCGACTTGATAGAATTTATTCATAATTCATATCTTATTCTTCACTTGATTAATTATCAAGTTTAAATTTTTAGACATATCCTTTAACTACGTAACTAGTATTACTATCAATATTCGCAACAGAGAAAAATAAATTAGGGTTGTTTGGATTAACTACAATACTTTGTGCTTCATCTACAGAAACACCTGTATAGATTTTTTTCCAACTTGATCCAGCATCAATTGATCGGAATATAAGATTTCCAATTTGTACATACCCAACTAAGTTGTCATACCATGACATTTTAAATATATCTGATGTAGAGTTAATGCTACTCATTGACAGCGTTCTACTCCACGAAGTTCCTCGATCATCAGTAACATAAATGCCATTTTGATTTGATGCTACCCATCGTCTTTCATCGAACATATGCAACGAATAGATTTCACTATCATCACCATCAATTGCCCCAATAAAATAATATAATCCTGAAATATCAGATAAATACAA